AAGTGACTAACCTAGCACAGGTTAAGGCTTTTGATTCCTCTGACTACTTAACAAGCATTGCTAATGGTTCTATAGATACTGACCAACTTGCTGATGATGCTGTTACAAACGCAAAGATAGCAGATAATGCAGTGCTTGGTCCACAAATTAGTAGTGCGGCTACTGTATACTTAGAAAACAGTCAGGCTGACTCTTTTATTTCAACAAACACAAACACTAGTGGCGCGGCAGTTTCTTATAGAATTAAAAGAAGAATATCAAACGGCACTGATGCAGACCACGGTGGGATAGGTACAACTGGTCAAGGTTATGCAAGTTCAAGATTTACATATTTATCATCAGGTGAAATTGCAGTAGGTGTGTTTAGTATATTTGGTGGGACAGGTACAGGGTCTTCGTATTTCCAACCATTGACGATTACTGGCGGCAATCACGACAGTAAAATGCGGTTAGGAAATAGTAGTGCTAAATGGCAACAGCTATACGCATCAACATCTACAATTAACACTTCAGACAGAAACACTAAGCAACAGATAGAAACTTTGTCTGAGGCAGAAACCAGAGTAGCTAAAGCCGCTAAAGGTTTATTACGTAAGTACAGATTTAATGATGCAGTTGAAGAAAAAGGTGATAACGCTAGAATACACTTTGGTATTGTAGCACAGGACTTACAAGACGCATTTACTGCTGAAGGTTTAGACGCTCATAATTACTCTATGTTTTGTTCTGACACTTGGTGGGAGCATGAAGGTGAAACATACAATTATGCAGAAGCCGCACCAGAAGGTTCAACTGAAATCACACGTTTAGGTGTTCGTTACTCAGAACTCTTAGCATTTATAATAGCCGCAATATAAGGACATACAAATGACCAACGAAGCAAAACAAGCACTAGACTTAGCCGCGGCATCAACAGGAATAATGTCAGTAGCCGCATGGCTACCACCTGTAGCCAGTCTGTTTACTATTATCTGGTTAGGGTTACGTATCTATGAATCAGATACAGTACAGAAGATTGTACATAAAAAGTAATGAGAAGACTATTTTGTTTGTTAATGTTGTTCAGCGTAGTTACACTGGCTGACAACGCTCAGGAAGGTTCTTTGAATACATTTCATGGGGACAACAGTATAACGAATAGTAACAACAGCACACAGGATACATCAACAAGCAATACGTATAACGGTGCAGGAAGTAGTTCAGAAATACCAGTAGGTTCAGCTATAACACCTAGCTATATGTCCAATGGTATTGAAACATGTTTAAAAGGTATAGGGTCATCAGTACAGACTGTGGTAGTAGGTTGGTCAGAAGGTAAGTACAAAATTGATGAGAACTGCAATAGACGTAGGGACGCTAAGGTACTTAGTGACTTAGGCATGAAGGTAGCCGCAGTAGCCCGTATGTGTGAAGCAGTAGATGTGTGGAAGAGTATGTTTATGTCAGGTACTCCATGTCCCATACTAAGTAACGGCAAGCTAGTAGTAGGTAAACGTGCTATGTTAGTTATGAAGAGACAGCCAGAAATATACATACCTGACTACAACAAAGATACACAAGATTGGTACAACACTATACTAAACATTGGAGGAGAGGACACAGATGAAGAAGATGATATTATCTCTGTTAGTGCTAAGTTCCGTAGCACAAAGCAGTGAACTAGACAACCTAATCAACACCTCCAATGCTATTGTTGACCAGATAGACCGAGGCATTATGCTAGTCGGTGCGGCTCAAGAGTTTGCTTACACAGGCTCAGGTTTGTCCGATGGTACATTGTCAAGCACAGCACACATTAGTTCCGAGCAACTACAGGCTTACAATAATGCTTTAGCTAGTATGTCAAACTATCAAGCCTATGGTGACTTACAGACTGTACTTGAGGAAAAAGCATACACAGAGTTAGACATGATGGATGAAGCTATCGGTGTATTTACTGAAGTAGTAGTTGACATGATTGCTGTACAGGAAGTAGCTGAGGTATCTGAGTCAGCCGCTAGTCCTCAAGAGGAAATGGAAGTACAGACCTTTGTAGCTGAGAATCAAGAAGTATTGACAATCACTCAGGAAGAAGTAGAAACGTACAACCAAAGCATTGATGACATTGAGACACACGCTAATACAGCGTCAGCATTCCTAGCTGTAGCTTCCAACAAAGAAGCTGTAGAGTTTTTAGAGCAAGGCATAGAGAATGCTAACACCACAGCAGAGCAGACAAACATCTTCTATGATTCTAATGCTCAATGGGTGGCTATGGGTTACAACACTACTAGAAACCTTACAGCGATATATCTTAACGGTCAGAGTTTTGACTTAGACTTATACGTATCGGAAGCTGATGTACTGCTAGTAGGTGCTGAATCAGAGTACTACTTGACTGGTCCAACAGCCCAGAGTTATGATTGCTTTATGAACAGTGACTGTACGGAACTATGAGTTTAGAGCAAACTGAATTAACCATTGGCGGTACATCATTTAAAGGTGTATGGATAGCCATAGTTCTAGGTATTGGCAGTACAATAGGTGGTGGCGTATGGACAGCCTCTAGCTTGTACTCAAGACTGGAAGCAGTAGAAGCTACACAGATACCTGATGTAAGCCCCATACAGCAGAATCTAGCCACTTTAGGCACAAGGCTAGAGACACTACTAAGTCAGCAAGAAAAGCTGTTAGAATTGAATACAGACGTTTCTAAGCTAGCTAATGAGATAGAGGGTATAAAAGGTACAGTAGCAAAGGCTGAAATTATTACAAAAGATATTGGTGACGTAGGTAAGAAGTTAAAGACATTGACCAAAGAGGTAGAGGATTTGTGGCAGGGTATGGACTACCTCTCAAATCCCCTTAAGTGAGGCATTTATGTTAGAGCAACTAATCGGACCTGTTACAGGGTTACTTGACAAATTTATAGAGGATAAAGACAAGAAGAATGCCATCGCCTTTGAACTTTCAACAATGGCTGAAAAGCACGCGCAGGAACTTGCGAAAGCGCAACTTGAAGTTAATAAGACAGAAGCGTCACATAAGAGCCTCTTTGTGTCGGGTTGGAGACCTGCTGTTGGTTGGACTTGTTGCATTGGACTTGCGAGTCAGTACATTCTTATCCCGATGGCAAATTTTGCGCTTGCTCTTGCCAATTCTACCATTGAAATCCCTGTTTTAGATATGGCTACTATGATGCCAGTACTGATGGGTATGCTTGGTTTAGGTGCTATGAGAACTGTTGAAAAGACTAAAAAAGTACAGAGGGATAAATAATGTCAGCTACTAGTCGTTACTACAGACCGCCTACGGAAACAAAAAGAACAAAAACTTATGAAGAGTTGTTTGGTGTACCTGAGAGTGCCGAACGTATTGCTTATGACAAAGAACAAGCGCGTTTAGAAGAACAAGCAAGAAAAGAAAGACAAGAAGCTGACCGTAAAAGAAGAGAAGCATATTTTGCAGAGCAAGAAAAAATTAAGTCAGATACGTTAGTAGCTGAAGGTAAAGAAATAGTTGGTTCATACAGAGACCAATACAGTACGGAGCAACTTTTTGAATTAGGTGCTGTAAACAGTTTTGAAATAGCAAAGGTTGTAGCTGACGAAACCTATAAACAATACTGGTACGACAAAGCTAATGATATTATTGGTAACTTTACTGATGAAGATTATAAGCTAATTGCTGAACCTCAGTATGAAACATATAGAGTAGGTAAAGGTGCAGGCGACTTTGGCGGAGGTGTAGAAAGAACTAGGCGAGTTTTACCTGAAGGCTATAAAGAACTACAGGAAATAAACGCGTACATTGAGAAAGGTCCTTTAGATTTTTCTGACAAAGAAACGCATTTAATGCTCATTAAATCTCCTCAAAATAAACGTGGATATGGTAAGTATCAAAAGTGGATAGACGAAAGTGACCCATTACGTCAAGCCGTAGAAGCACAAGCTGATGTAATGACTAAGTACCTTGATAACGAAGGTATTTCTATAGTAAAAGATTTTGAAGATGGTAATCCTAATAACATCTACGGTGAGGGTGTTTATTTAAATACAGGCACAGCGGCACATATTGACTGGGATTCGGAGTTAAAAAGAGGACAAAGCTATCGGTCTGCTCCTGATGCAGAATTAGGTTCATATAGTCAAGTATTCTACAGACCTGAAAAAGAAAGTATATTAGACCATTGGATGGTTGATATAATGGCGGCAGTTACAGGTACTTCTGATTTACTAGCGGCAGGTCGTGGTGGTGATATAGGCGATATACTAGAAGGTGCTGTAATAGGGTCAGTTGCTCCTGACTTTTTAGAAACTGGTTTAGGTAAGTTAGGTATTGATGCTGATTTGTTTGGTATAGACCCTGACACGTTTAGTAATTCTATAAACGAAGTACAAACCGCAGGTTTAGAAGGCGATAGTATGACAGACGCTTTACTTAAAGAGTTTGGTGGAGCCGCTACAGAAAACCTAGCGGGAGTAATAGGAGATGCCGCAGGAGGTGTGTTAGGAGGTGCAGTAGATTTACTTGATGACACTTTTGATTACATAGGAGATACCGCATTAGTAGGCGCAGTAGAAGCGGGCGGTAAGGCATTAGGAGGTGCAATAGAATCAGGAGTTGGTGTAGTAAGCGACATTACATCAGACTTTGAAGACGTTGTTAGAGAAACTGGTAGTGCTATAGATGATACTTTAATACAGCCTGTATTAGGAGCGGTAGAGCCTGTAATAAAAACCATAGAAGCAGGTGGTCGTGCTATAGATAAAAATATAACACAGCCTACAATAAAAGCAATAGGAGAAGGCATTGATACAATAAGTGACATTACATCTGAGGCTGAAGACATTGTTAGAGCAGGTGGTAGTGCTGTAGATGATACTTTAATACAACCTACAATAAAAGTAGTAGAAGAAGGTGCTGAAGCAATAAGTAATGTTACGTCTGAAGTTGAAGACATTGTTAGAGCAGGTGGTCGTGCCGTAGATGAAAACATACTTCAACCTACAATAAAAACGATAGACGAATTAGTAAGAAAAATTCCAGAACCTCCTGAAATTGATATAGACTTACCAGAGTTAAATGTTGATTTACCAGATTTACCAGATTTTGAGTTCCCTGAAATAGATATAGATTTACCAGAGTTAAATGTTGATTTACCAGAGTTTAATGCACCTGATATAGACTTACCTGAAATAGATATAGACTTACCAAGTATAGATGTAGAATTACCTGAACTATCGTTTGACCCTAAGCTACTAGCAGGACTAATGCCAACACCACAACAACCAACACAAGTCGAAGGTTTATTCGACAAAGAACTATTTAAATTTGACACAGAGATTAAGTCTACACAGGAAATGCTTAGTCCCTTGATGAACCTAAGAAGGTATGGATAATGACTTACTTACAATTAGTAAACAGTGTACTGCGTAGAATGCGAGAGGAAGAAACATCTTCTGTAGAAAATACTACAGACTCCTATGTAAAACTTATAGGAGAGTTTGTCAACGATGCTAGACGTATTGTGGAAGATGCGTGGGATTGGTCAGCACTTAGAAGCACAATCACAGTAACTACTACTGATGATGTGTTTAGTTACAGTATGACTGGTACTAATAATTCCTTTAAAATACTAGACGTTATTAACGATACGTCAAACTTATTTATGCGTCCTGCTAGTTCTTCTTGGATGAACAACGCATACCTAGTACAAGAGCCTGTTAAAGGTTCTCCAGAGTATTACTCTTGGAATGGTGTAGATGCTAATGGTAATGCTTTGGTTGACTTATACCCTAAGCCTGACAAAGCGTATACATTACGATTTAACATAGTTGATAGAGCAGACCCATTTACTCTTGACGCTGATAAACTAGTTGTACCTTCATCACCAGTTGTACAGTACGCAGTAGCCTTAGCTTCCCGTGAACGTGGAGAGACAGGCGGTACTTCAGCACAGGAACTATTTGCCCTAGCGGACACTACGTTAGCAGATGCAGTAGCGTTTGATGCCGCTAGATTCCCTTCTGAAACTGTATGGACACCTTGCTAATGGCACAACAATTACAGAACATTACAGTACAAGCCCCAGGATTTGCGG